TTCCTGAATTAAACACCTTGATTGATGTTTGGTTATTAATCGTATAGCTCAAAGGTGTCTCAGCATTGGCATATTTAAAAGGCTGAACATGGAATGTCACTGTTGCTGTCCTAAAGCGGACTAAACGTGTGTAATCGATTTGTTTTGTGATTTTGTACTTGTAATACACATAAGGCTCATTTGAAAAAATACAGATTCCCTCTGAATTAAAGAAATCAGATACATCATCAATATCAAATCCACCATATAAACCGATTTTCACAGGCCTATCATAAGCCTGAAAACCTAACTCAGTGATAATATCTCCATCCCTGCCATCTATTGTGTCCACCTGTATTCTCATCTGAGGCTTTGACACAGGAGGGAGCTCAGAGATTAAAAGTCCTTGGATATATCTTGAACTTTTTCCATTTAAAACTAGATAATTCAATCCATCACCCCCTATGTGTAGATTGCTCTGGCAACTGTTTTCTCAACAAATTTGCCAGCCACCTCATCATCAAGCTCTATTTTCATGTCTGAAAGAGCCTCTTTAAAAGCCTCAACCATTGATGAGCTTGTCTCTGCTCCTGCCATCAGACCTGAGCCAACTGAACCATCAATTGTCATTGCTCCTGAGATACCATTTGCAATGGCCTCAACCTCATCAAGCAACATTGGTGCTGACTCTTTGAGACTTTCAGCCATACCCTGCATAAAGTCAGGCATCCAGCTCTCATACTCACGCAATGGGCCAATATCGGGCCGACTGAAATGCAAAAAATCTGCAATAGCACTTGCAACATCTTTTGCAACCTCAGCAAGGTTGCCAAGCATTGATTTGATTCCATCAATGAGACCTTGGATCATATCAATGCCCCATTGTTTCATTCTGGCTGGAATTTGTGAGACTTCTGCCTTGATTTTTTCCCAGATTTCTTTTGCAGTCTCAGTCAGCTTGCTGAAAATAGACTTAATTCCATTGATAAGGCTTGTAAGAATCTTTTTGCCTGATTCCAAAATCTGAGGGAGATTCTTAGCAAGTGTTGTCACTATGGTCACAATAATTTGAGGCACCATTTCAATGAGCTGTGGCAATGCCTCAATCAATCCATTAATCAAAGCAACCATTATCTGAATAGATGCCTCAACAAGCTCTGGCAGATGCTCTAGCAAGGTTGTGACAATAGTCTCAATAATGGTTGGTAACATCTCTATAAGCTGAGGCAATGCATCCACAAGACCTGTGATAATGCCAACCATCAACTCAATGCCTGCCTCAATAATGAGTGGCAGATTTTCAATCAATGTGGTGACTATGGTTTCAATTATTTCAGGCAACATTGCAATAAGCTGAGGGATTGCCTCTGTGATGCCCTGAATTAATCCAAGCAAAAGCTGGATTCCTGCATCAACAATCTCTGGTAATAATCCAACCAATGTCTGAACAATCTCAGGAATCAAGTCAGCAATAATTGGAATAACCTCTGGTAATACTCCAAGAATAGTCTCAAGAGCTCCTTTAATTGCATCCATGATGATAGGCAAATTATCCTGAATAATAGGCACAACTGCCTGAATGAGCTGAGGCACAGTTGTCTGAATAGCCTCAGAGATACCTGTCACAACTTGTGATATTCTAGGGATTAATGTGCCAAGCACACCACCTTGACCATCATCTGTGATGAGTGTGCCAATAAAATTCTTTGCTAATTGAGAGAAATCAGCATTCTCATCTGCCATTCCTGTCAGCATGTTTTGCCATGCAGATTTCATGGATGCTGTTGACCCCTCAATTGTGGCACTTGCCTCTCTTGCGGTTGTGTCCATGATGCCCATGTTTTCCTGTATTTCATGAATGGAATCGATTATTTCATCAAATGACACATCATCAATGCTCTTTAACTCTCTATCAACAAGACCTGCATCTTTGACAAGTCTCAACATCTCCTCTTTTGTGCCACCATAACCAAGCTTTAAGTTATCCAACATGTTGAAATTGCCTTTTGCAAAACCTTGATAAGCATTCTGTATTGATTCAATAGATGTGCCAAATGTATTGGCATTATCTGACATATCTCTAATAGCTCTATCAGCAACCTCAACTGCTGTTGCAGTATCACCATCAAGACCTGCAATCAATGATGCTGAAAAGCCTGTGACAGTCTCCATATATTCATTTGCAGACATTCCTGCTGTTGAAAAAGCTTTGTTTGCATTATCAATAACAGCCTGAGCCATATCATCTCCGAAAAGCTTTTTGACACCACCCTCAAGCTGTTCAAATTCTGCATAAGAATCAACCGCTTGCTTGCCTACATCCATAAATGCAGACCCAAGTTGCTTGAGACCATCAACAGCACTCCTGATGACATCCGTTGCAAGATTAGAAAGAACACCTTTCATGACAGTAAAGCCATCTGAACTGCTCTCAACTTCTTTTGCAGACTCCTGAGCCTCTTTGCCAAGATTATCAAGAGCATTGCTTGCTTGATTGATTGTGACCTCAGCCTTAGCAATCTTGATTCTTGTGTCATCAATAATCTTGCCCTCTTTATCGAGCTCTTTGTTGCTATCATTGACAGCCTTTGCAAGGTCTGAGACCACCTTTTCCTGCTCTTTGTATTCAGCAGAATCCTTGCCAAGAGCTTTCTCAATATCATTTAACTTTTTAAGCTCATCATCATACTGCTTTGTTAGCTTTTCATTCTCAGATTTCATCTTTTCATAGCCAGCCTGAGCATCTGAGAGCTTTGATTTTAAGTCTGAGAGAGCCTTTTTCTCATCCTCAAGTGCTTTTGCATACTTCTCAGAGTCCTCTGCCAGTTCTCTTTCAGATTTATCCCCTTGTTCAAAGGTTGATGATGTTGCTTTCATCTCTGCTGAAACAGCTTTGAGACTTCTGGTAATATCCGCAAGGGCTTTTTTATATTCATTATCACCTGTCAGCTTGACAGCACCGCCAAACCCTGCCATTTAACTACCTCCCAATTATTAAAGCCATTCCTCATCCTGCTGAGACTTCTCCCAAGCCTCCTGATAAGTCATGTTTGCTCTTTTGAGCCTAGTTTCCATGTCAAAATTGTTCTTATAATGGCAATAAAGCTTATAGAACATGGTCAGGGTCAGCCTGCCTGTCTCTTTTAAGCTAAGATTGAGCTTTGCTCTGCCAATAAAATAAAACCATGAGAAATCTATGGCAGAATCTTCATCCTCATCCTCATGGATTACACGTTTTTTATATCTGTTTGGGTTGATTCAACCACTGTGTTGTTGAGCTTTTTGGTTGCATTGGCAAGACCATACTCTGTGATTAGTCTGCCAACCTTTTTTAGAGTCACCATTGGCTTTGGAGCATCTCCATTTGCAATGAGTGTCTCATTCTCAATGTCAATGCCCTCATTAATCATCTCAGTAAACCCAAAGATGACCGCCTTGGCATCTGGCTCTCCCTTATATTTGCCTTTTTCCTCATCAGATAAATCCAGCCAATCACTCTCATCACAATCAGGATTCTTTGCTAAAAAATCCCTCTTTGCATATGCCTCTCCATCAGTCAAATCTCCCCAGACATCAAGAGAACCATACTCCTGTTGAATCACTTCCATTACATTCAAATTAAAAACCATTGGATAGGTCACTCCACCTACCTCAATACTTGATTTCACATCCTGCATTTTTAACCCCTCCAAATTAAGCATTAAAAAGGAGCGCAATTTTCATGCGCTCCAATTACAAATTTTTCATAATAACTCAGCTTTTACTCATCAGCCCAAACAGCATAAAGAGTTGTGTCTGCTGTTGGCTTGTAAGGTGATGCAACATTTGCCTCTGTTGCTGTTGGTGTTGTAGCCCAACCAGCAAATACTTTGCCAGATGGTGGTGTGAGTGTTGAACCATCATCAAGAGTGATGCTCTCACCAAACTCTACTGTCACAGGCTCAATTGTTCCTGTTCCACCATTTTCATTGTAGATCACTGTGTACTCAACTGTTGGTGGTGTTCCACCAAGTAAGCTCTCAAGGTAAGCAATGGCATCTGCATGATTGTCAAATGTCTCTGTCTTTGACCAATCACCATTTGCAAGTGTTGCAACCACTCCCTGTAATGTTGGTGTAGAAAAGGCAAGATTCTCACCCTTTGTGTTGTCATCCTGAGATGGCTCTGAGAACTTTACTTTGTAAAGGAACTCAACTTTGTGCTTGATAACACCATTAACCATCTTGCGGATAACTCTGCCCCATCCAACATAAGGAGCAACATCATTGGAATTTCTAATCATTTCACCATCCTGAGAGATAGTGTGTCCAAGTAATGTTGCGCTTGTTACATCATCATCCTCATCAATGCCAGCAGTTACAGAACCATTGGCAAATGATGTGTCAGACTCAGCAAGGCCATCATCAGCATAAAGCTTTGCCTCATTGTTTGTGATGGAAACCTGACATGAGATGGCTTTGGCAGGCTTATGCGCTCCATCATAAGATGGTGTGCCATCCTCTGCCTCAGTCAAAATGCCATATCGAAAATTATTCAATCCGATTTTAGCCATCCTGATTCTCCTCCTTTAAAATTCCAAAATTTAAGGTCTTGTGATAGTAACCTGTGTCAGGCTCAAAGAAATCCTGTGATGTCCTGCTTGGTTGCCACACAAAACCATTGTTTTTTAATATTTCTTTTAAACTCTCAATAATGTTCAAAAAGTTGCCTTTTGAATACACATCAAAATCATAATAATCAACATAGCCAAGCAACTCATCATCACCTGAAAATGAATTATTGGCATCCTGTTGCATATAGACGATATAAGGCTCACCATGACCCTCATAAAAGAGAAATTTGACAGGAATTTTCACATCATCCACTGTAAAATTAGCAAGGATTGTTTCAATCAATTCATTCATTCTAATAATCCTCCACTCATTTTCTTTTGGACATCAAGCATGGCTTTCCTTATTTGCTGTTCATTGAATGATTTTCTAAGTGATGGATGCTTTGGAAATGGTGCTGTGCTCCTGCCATACTCATAAAGGTTTGCCAGAAATTCTGCTGGCACACCCTCAGTGGACTCATAGATTTTGCCCGCTGAATTTGCTCCTCTTCTTAGAAATTTAGTCCTATTCGGATTTGAAAAAGGAATATAACCAGAAAAATATGTCTTGGTGTTGATTCCACCATCTGACAATGTTCTGTATATTCTGGTTATTTTCACATAAGGCTTGAGAATATCAGGTGCATTCTGTCTGAGGTTGTCAGCAACAACCTCTGCACCTGCCTTTGTCATTTCACCAAAGATTTTGTCTGAGTAGCCATAAATTTCCTCAAACTGCTTGATGATGTCATTTGGTAATTGCATCTCAAATTTAGCCATTAGTGAGTGACCTCCTTTGCCTGAATCTCAAGCTCCACATTCATCTCATCCACATTGTTGAGATATTCAATGGTGTATGTTTTACCACGAAACTCAATCAGCATATCTCTGTTAATTTCAGTCACAGGATAACGGATTGTGAAATTGGTGAATGCTTTGTCAAAATCCGTGTTGTTTCTGATGAGAGTCATTCCCTTTGTGGTCTTAACCTTGGCATAAGGTGAGAGCACAAGAGTTTTCTCTTTGCTCTGGAATCCATCTTTGTCTGTGACCACCTTGGTTGAATAGATTTTGATTTTCTTGTTGTACTGACCTGCATTTTTCATAATAAATTCACCG